AGGCCTTTTCCGCGACGCCCAGCACCACGTCCCGGTTGTGGTTCCACAGATAGACGCCGCCGTCGTTCATCCGGCCCAGGTCTACGGATCCTTCCTCGTGCACCAGGATCTCGCGGCCAAACCAGCGGTCGACGGGAGCCTCAGAGCTGAAGCTGAAGGTGAGAGTTTCGTCGGTCTTTTCTTCGACGCGGAGACCCATCGGCAGCTCTCGCCGCTGAGGGCCTTTGAGTTTCGTGAGATCCAAAGCCGGATAGTCGCTGGCCTCAGGCTACGAACGGCCTACGCCGCCAGCCCCAGCGGGAGCTGCCCCACCACGGCGGCGGGGCAGTGCTTGCGGATCTTGGCCCAGCGAGCATCCGTGAACCATTCCTGCTGCCGATACCAGTCTTCGATGGGTGAGTTGTGCTTGCTGGAGTTGCAGGTGGAGCACGCCGGGATGATGTTTTCGGCCTCATCTAGGCCGCCCTTGGTGAGTGCTAGCACATGCTCGACAGTAAGGCGTTCAATCCCGTGGTTGCGCGGATCCGTGGCGGGCACACCACAAAATGCACAGCGGTCCTGCCATAGAGCGAACCGGGCGTCGATCTGATGAAGGGTGACCGGACGCAAGGCGCGGCGACGGGCGGAGCGTTTCCAGTCGCGGCGGCGGCGGGCCCTTTCGCGGTTTTTTCCGGGGTTTGCGGCATCCCAGCGGCGGCGGCTTTTAGTCGCCTTATCAGGATTCGCCTGTCTGTATGTGCGGGCGTGCTCAATCACTTTATCTGCATTCTCTATTTGCCATCGGCGTGCGCGGGGCCGGATTTTGTCACGATTGGCAGTATGCCAGCGACGAGAGTATTCGCGAAACTCAAGAAGCTTGTCAGGGTTCCGCTCGTAGAAACGTCTTTGACTCTCGCGCTGTTTTTCCGCGACAGCCGGAATGAGCCTTCTTGCGACAGACGTGTCTGAAAACCCCAGCACCCGCCCAATCTCCCTGTAGCTCACCCCACATGCCGCCGCCACTTCCGCGAGGATCTGATCCTGTGCTGTCCACGGCCTTGGCTTGCGCCGGCCGTTTTGCGATACTGATGCCATCAGCCTGTCCGTTCAGGTTGGTCACGCCTCGGGCTGGTGACACAGCGCCGGGGCACACCTATCCTAGCGCTGAGCTTCCGGTTCTGCAGCCGCTATGGCCGCCGGGGTTGGAGCTCCTCGTCTTCGTCGTCCGGCTCGTCCGGCTCGGGTTCTGCCGGTGCCTCGACTTCCTCCACGGTGGGCATCAGGCCCAGCGACTCCTTCAGCTGGTTTTCGCGGGCGATCTGCGCGAGCACCATTTCCAGCTGCTCGCCCGTGTACTCAGCTATTTGCTCACTGTGAGATTGCAACATTAATTGGCGAGCAAGTTCTAACGCCTTCATCTCTTTTTGTGGATCAACCCACGAATAACTTCTAGCCTGCCATCTTGGGGCGTTGTATCTCTCCGGTTTCGTCCAGTAATCGTTGAACGCAGGCGAAGGTAATTCACCCGCCAGCATCGCAGCCCGTAGCCATTCCTCAAAGACACGTTGGTGCAGGTGCTGAATCAGCACCGATTGAACAACTCGCCAGTGATCGCGATCTTCAAGGATTGATAGCCGGCTGCTGCTGTAGTTGGTCTGGCTGAAGTCGCGGCTCAGGGTCTCATACGAACACCCGAACCCAGCAGCAAACCGCCGGGTGAGATTCCTCACCACATTGTCATATTGACCATCATCCGGCCCGAAGTCTGGCGCCACCGGCTCCTGGCCAGGGTCAAGGATGTTCCAGCTACCGGGCTCAGTGTTGAACAGCTGCTGTCCGTTCTGGACCTCATCACCCTGCAGCTCACCGTCTGGGGTGCGGATCCATCCGAGGCTGGCTGCCTGAACTCTTTTTCGGGTCCAATGAGCTTCCTCGTATTTTCCGAGATTGTGGACCGTCGTGATCACACTGGCCAACCACGGCACGCCACGGTTCTGCCCGATCCGCTCCGGCAGGAACACATGGATCATGTCCGCCGCCGGCACTAGGACGTGCTTCCGCTCTACGCCACGGCGGTTCAGGCCCAGCTCCACATCGCCAGGGTGGCGGGTCAGGATGGCGTACCGGGTCGGGCGGCCCCATTGGTTGATCTCGACACCCAGCCGCCATTCGTGGCCGGCGCGATCTGAAACACCAGACTTGTCCTCATCGAGCTGGTGCGCCTCGATCAGCTCCAGCGCCAGCGGGGTGCGGCCCTGCCCCATCGGCTGCCGCACGATCCTGATCAGGCATTCGCCCGACTCCGGCAGGCTGCCGGCCACCATCATCTCGAAGCCGTGAAACGACAGCCGGCCCGCCACGTCGCAAGTGTCTGGCCGGCACCAGCGGCGCCATGCTTCCTCCAGCAGCCGATTCCGGCGCACGTCCTTTTCCGTGCCGTTCGCCTTCATCACCTGCCCCTGCATCTGGATCCCACGAGGCCCCACCACGTTGATCTGCGTGGTCCGCTTGGCTTGGCGGGCGTAGGGGTTGTCCCTGACCAGCTGATGGCAGCGGTCGCGCAGCACCGCCAGGCTGACGCGCAGCTCGGCATCAGCGGAGGTGGTAGGCGCCACCAGGTCGTGGAGCAGCCGGTTGCGCCGGGCCCCCTCGAACATCCGCTGGCCCTGCTGCCGGCCGTGGCGAGTGGTCAGGATCTGCCGCTGCAGCCAGGATCGAACACCCATCAGCTCACCCCCTGAAACCGCACATAGAGCCGGCGCGGATCGCCGAGGCCCTGCGCGATCATCTCGGCGCGTTTTTCGCGGGCGACCTCGGCCTTGAGGCGGTCGCGCCACATGATTAGATCGGGCAGGTCCACCCGGCGAACTTTCCTGCCGCCGGAGCCTAAAGAGCCGATCTGATACTCAACCGCACCCGTGGCCAAGGCGCGGATCGCCTCTTCAACCGCCTCTAGGTCTTTCTGCGCCTGGCTGCGATCATCGAACGCGCCCGGGGTGCCACTGAAGGCCAGGCTCTTGCGGACGGTCAGGCTGCCGCGGCCAGTAGTGAGCGGTGCGCCGTTGACGGTGCTGACAATCTGCAGCTCCCAGCTGCCGGCTGCCATGGTGGCCGTCGTGGCGGCGCTCAGCTCCACCTTCCAGCCGTCGTCAGTGTCGGTGGCCACTGCCTCGATACCGGCGCCAGCTGCTGCAGCGCGAAACCACACGCGAACGGCAGTGGCGTCGGGGTGGACGCGCAGCTCAATCCAGCTGGTCAGATCACCTTGGTAGAGCTCGGCCGGCTGGGTCATATCACTTTGAATGATCGTGCCCGGCGCGGGGTGGGCTGCTGGTCTAAGGCTACTGACGCCGCCAGATCCCTTGCTGCCTGCAGCTGCGCGGCCAGCTTCTCCCACATGCTCGCCTTCGCATAGCGCCTCGACGCCAGCTGCAGCGCCGCATAGGCGTACACCATGCAATCCAGCGCCTCATTCCGTGCGCTCGGACTCTTGACCCATTCGCGCACCGGGAATCCCTTCACGTAGCGCAGCTGCTGCTTTTCGCTGGTCACTTGGCTGCACCATTCGTCATCACCCGATAAGCCGAAGTGCACATAGCCAGGCCCTGGCTTGTTGTGCCGCAGCCGGCCAAACAGCGTGGTCTTCACCGTGTCGGTGCCCACTTGATACAGCACCACGCCGCGCTTGATTGTCTTGCCCTTCCAGTTCACATCCTGCGGCGTCCCCTTGTTGACGGGCTGCTGACTGCGGCGGCTGCTGCCCTTGATCGCCACCACGTATCGATCTCGCCGCTCCCTGGCGTACTGGTACACCTCATGGGTTGCGTGGCCGCCTGAGTCGATCGCCACTTGCGCCAGCCTGAGCTCTCCGCCACCCTCCACAGGCCAGGTAGTGTCCAGCACGGCATCGAGCTGATCCCATACCTCGGACTGCGTAGGGTCGCCCATGATCTCTTGGTGCCACACCAGCCACGCCTCTTCACCGGCGCCCCAGCCCCACACGCTCACCGCTAAACGGTTGTCCTGTACGTCCACGCCAGCAGTCAGCAGCAACACGCCAGCAGGGCAGTGCCCCGGTGGGTATTCCTCGCGGCGTGCAGCCAGCCCTGTGGCGCTCAGAGCAGCGGCGTAGTCATCCTCGAATGTCTCTCCCAGCAGCGTGTTGACGAAGGTCTGCAGCTGCGTGCGGTCGCTCTTCACCTCCAAGAACTCCTGAACCAGCTGGGCCCAGCTGGCGTTCGGGCTGTAGCTGTAGGCCGCCCAGATATGGAATCCCGCCAGCCCAGGCCGCTTGCTTTCCGCTGTGGCCCGCCACTCACCCCGCTCCACCATCCACCGCTTCTTGCTGTGCAGGATCAGCTGCTGGCAGTTCTCGCATTCGTAGGCCGCCGTTTCCGGCAGCCCGTTGCCGTCGGCATCCTTCTCCCACTTCATCTGCGTCCACCGCAGCACCTGGTAGTGGTCACAGTGCGGGCAGGGCACGAAATACCGCCGCTGATCCGACAGCTCAAACCACTTCTCGATTCGGCTAAACCCTTTCAGGGTTGGCGTGCTGATCAGCCCAATCTTTCGATTCCAAAAATACTCCGATCGCTTGATGCCCAGCTTGATCTGATCGCCCTCGGGCGTGCTGGCCGGATATCCGTCCACCTCATCGAACAGCACAATGCGCCGGCTGACGCGGCGAAACCCCCTGGCGCTGTTGGCCCCCACCATCTGCAGCGCGGCGCCGTTCTTGAACTGCTTTAGCAGGATGGTGTTACTGCCGTCTTTCTGTTTCGGGTCAACGATCAGCGGCTGCAATACAGGCGTATCGCGCAGCATCGGGGCAACCTCATCCTTGCTGTAGCCCTCGGCGTCCTCCACCGTTGGCTGCACGATCATCACCGGGCAGGGGTCCTGGTGCGTGTGGTAGCCGATCACATGGTTGAAGATCTTGGTGGCGCCCACCCGCGCCGATTTCTGCCAGACCACCATCTCCACGGTTGGATCGGTAAACGCATCCATCACCGCACGCTGATACGGCAACGAGTGCCAGCGGCCGGCCTCCGCCGAGCTCTCGGCGCTGAGCATGGCGTACTCATCGGCCCACTCGCTCAGCCTGAGTTTCCGTGGTGGCCGCCACATCGCCGCACCGGCCTGCAGCAGCGGCAGATCGATCGCGCTCACGGCTGCGCCTGCGCAGGGCAGCCGGCATCCTCCGCCAGCCCTTCCATCGCGTCCCTGATCAGGGCATCAATGATCTCCGCTTCCTCTGCGGTCAGGTGCGGGATGCGCTGGCGGCACGCCGTCCTGACGCCCAACAGCTTGGTCTTGGCGCTGTTGATCAGCTGGGCCCAAGTGTTCACCACGCTTTCACGCTCCACTAACTGGCCCTCTTTCTGCCGGCGCTCGATCTCCAGCAGCAGGCTCTTTTCGTATTCCGTCTTTGCTCGGCTTTCGTTGTAGTCCGGCACCTCGGCATTGGTGGTGCGCGGACGATCAGCTGGGCGATGCTGCTGTGGAGCGCGCTCAGCTGCTGAGACCAAAGCCGGCTTTGAGCGCCTGCTACGGGCGGCTACACGGCCGGCCTCCTTGCCACCGCCACCAGCGCGAGGCCTGACCTTGGCCGCGTACTCCTCGGTGAACGACGCCGCATCCTTGACGCCGATCGCCCTGCCATTTGGATCGCGCACCACGCAATCAGTCAATACCCCCCGTTTCACGAGGTCGCAGACCGCTTGCCGAGATTTTCCGACAATCGCCGCAGCTGCCGACCAATTCAGTGGATCCATGCAAGAAATCTACGCAAGATTGGCGCTGATCTTGCGCAAGTGCATAGCAGGCAGCGATCAGCCGAGGGAGGATTCTCAATAGTGGCAAGAATTGTTTGGCCTGATACCAAGCCAAACCGAACGCGGCGGAACCTAACCGCTTGGCCTAGGCGCCAGGAGGACCCGCAATCCCTTAGTATGACTAGGTTTCTCAATAAACCGGCTTGCTGACTCTCAACTAGCTGCCCGGCTGATTCTCAATAACGCCTCACCTAAACCCCGCCCTCGTCAGCTCAGCCCTGAGCTGCGCCGTGATCTCCCCAGGCCACACCACCTGAGCGGACCGCTGCAGGTCGCCGGTGAGGTCGTAGGTGCTCTGGCGGATCTTGGGCTGTGGCTCCAGGGTGAACCGCATCTGAGTGCCTTGGAAACTGCCGTAGCGGCCACGGCCAGGCTTGCCGGTCCGCTCAAAGATCCCCATGCGCCCCGCCGGGCCCTTGATCGGGATGATGAAGAACCGCCCGGCGCCGCGGTTGTACTGGCGACCGTTGCGGATGACAGAGGCGGATGCCAGCGCCTTACTGAAGGCAGCGCGGCTCACGTTGCCCTTGCTGTCCTTGCGCTGCGCAGGCGTTGGCACGATGGTGAGCCCTGAGCCACCGGCGAGGGCGGCAGCTTTGAGGTCTACGCCCTTGGTGCGCGGCGGCCCGCCACGGGTCATCGTGGAGATGTAGCGACCGGCTGCGCGGGGACGATCGGACCGCAGGCCCACCTCGGCGTTGAGGTTGTTGGGTGATGGCCGCTGAGTGTAGGTGCCGCCGATAGTCCAGCGTGTGGCGCCGCCTTCGATGGGTCCACCTGAGGTCTTGGCCAGATCCTGCTTTAGCCGCTGCTCAGCAGCCCGCACAGTGGCCGCCATGGCGCGGCCTGTGGCGTAGCGGATGTTCTTCTCGGTGAGCAGGGCGAATCGATCGATCGCCTTGGTGTCGATGGTCAGGCTGAGCTCCAACATCACCCGTCGTCCTCTCCCACGGCCAGCAGCTCCTCCAGCTCCATCCGCTGCAGCTCCAGATCAGTCGGCAGATCCCAGGCGGCGAACTCTTCAGGGTCAGCAGCGCTGACAACGGTCAGGCAGCCGATGGAATTCCACGACGACGCCCAGTTGAGGATCAGCTCCTGCCACCAGGCCAGCCACGGTGTCGAGCGGTCTAGCAGGTGCCAAGGGGTGGCAGCGCGTTTCACAGTGGCAGGGCATCTGTGCACAGTCTGCCAGCAGGCATGAAAAACCCCCGCCTGCCAGGGCGAGGGTCGCGGTCCACTCGGACGCCATGTCCGAGAGCAGGCTACAGGATGGCCGTCAGGCGGCGGCTAGCTGGCGGGGTGCGGCAGGCTGGCGGGGTGCGGCAGTCTGTGGCGGGTCAGAGTGAGGCGGCAATCTGAAACTCACCGGCTGAAGTGCGGTAGACCATCGAGTGCAGATCTTTCCGCTGGCGGCCACTGCGAGCGCTAAAGCCTGCCCAAATGGTGCCGTCAAAGCCAAGGCTGATCAAGTGGGCGCGGAGCTTGGGCAGGGGTGCGGTGTTTTCGGTGAGTTCGAAGCTGCGGCCGTTGATGTTGGCGGTCATGGCTGGCTGGCGAGTGGTGGAGGGCGTCCCTCCGATGCACATACCTTAGCGCGTCTCTTATGGTGCGGGGTGCCGATGGTGGGCCAGTTCATGGATTGTCGCAATCTGTCCTTGGCACGGGAGAGCCATCAGCTGCGGCGATGGTCAAAGGCGTGCATCTCCCATTGTTCGGCGTAGTCGGACACCTGTTGCAGCAAACGGAACGCCTCGGCGCGCTCATCGCGGGCCCGCTGCCACGCGGCGGGATTCTGAGGGTAGAAGTCGCGTTGATTGCAGGTAGCAGCAGCGAGGGCATCAGCAGCAGCTGCGATGGCCCTGCGGACGGCTTGGTACTCCCGATAAAGGGAGTCGGCGCCGGTGCCGTTCAGGTGGATC